GGCGCTGACTGTAATTCATGTTGTCAAAGAAGAAATTGATATTGGTGTTATTGGGGATTTCTTGGACCACACCGTTGTACAGCAAAAAGCGATCAACTGCAACCCAGTAAATAATGCCATCATACTCAATCACGCATTGACTGGACATGATTGAAGTTTGCGTAGAGATGATGTCGGCGCGCCAGTACAGCGTAGAAGTGCCAACCGTGGTGGGTGCATAGGTTATCCTGGTCAACTGGTCGAGTGACCAGAATAGGCCTGCAGGGGACGTTGTACCACCCCTAAGCGCTATGCCCTTGACAATCTTGGTTGCTGATACATTGACGGCGTTGGCATCAGCACTAACCCAGTCATTAAAGTTGCCTGCGCTACAATTTTGAATAAGCCCATTATTGCCATAAACAAACAAGTATGGGTAAAGCATGCACGCCCCACCTGACACTGAGATGTTATTGTCAAACGTCAATGTCTGCGCGCCATTAGTGCCACCAGCTGACAGCGTTACAACAGTGTTGCTGGCGCCTACAACTGACGTTACAACCGTTGTATTTGCGGGTACGCCCCCGCCTGTAACAGTTTGGCCTGGACCAATAGTGTAGTTCAACCCTACAATGGTAAACGTTGTCAAAGTAGATATGGTGCCTGCAACAGAAAAGACGCCAACTTTGCTCAATGACCCACCAGGAAATGTACCTGATAGCACTGGAGTATTGATTGTGCTGTCAATGTACTTCAAATTTTGACCAGGGTGCGCCACAACTTGCAAAGCGCCTGCACCATCGTTATAGCCAACGTCAAACTGCCATAGATTATTGGTGCTGGCAGTAAAGTTTGATAGTGTGATATTGACAGGACCTGAGCCTACGCCATCTGTATTTGCTGTTTGCCATTGCTGCAAGTAGTTGGCAGAGCCTGAATACACGTAATTCAAGCCTTCTTGCGATTGCATTATCATGCCGCGGCTAATTTCACTGGCATTCAAAAAGATGGCGTTGTAACCACCTATTTTACGAGCACGGCCGCGTTGAAACCTGACCCACAACCCGTCAACATGCATTGGTGAGTCAAACAGCGTACCATCACGCTGAATGCCCGGCTTAATGGCAAGTGAGATGACGTAAGTTGTCATTAAAACGTGCCCCCGGCAATCCCAGTAATAAACGTGCCAGTGCCAGCCATGGTTAAACCTGTGGCGTTGTAGTAACCTGCTTGTGTGTTGCCAATTACAAATCCAACTTGGCTTGATGCTACAAGGTATATGCCCGAGTTTACATCACCCGTAAACTTGATTGACGGCACAGACAAAGACCCGTTACCAACTGTGAGTGACGTGATGGTGCTTGTTGAGCCTGACGCTGCATTGTATACATTCGTGCCGTCGCAAATTACGACAAGCGAGTCGCCTTGCGAAATGGTAAGAGTTGCAGCGCTAACCGCAGACGTTTTTACAGTAAACGTAAATGAGCCAGTTGTGTTGTTGGCTATTGTGTACAACTGCACAGTGGAAGGCACCACAACAATCTGATTGCTGGTCAAAGTACCTGAATACGCCTGAATTGTGTTAGCGCCTTGGGCAGACGTCAGAGTGGTAGTACCTCCAGTAACCACCAGGGATAGCTGAGTGTATGCAAAAGAATTTGACCTACCATAACCAAAGGTATTCCATCCAGTGCCACTGGAGACCACGACAAGGGATTCAGTCAATTGCAATTGCTGAGATGCATTGCCATCAATAGTGTCAGAGCCTGCGGGCGTAAGAGTCAAAATGCCTGTGCCATTATTGCGAATCATGCAGAACCAGTTGGCGCCAGCTGTGGCAGCTGACGGCAACGTGAGTGTGCCTACACCCCCGCCCCACACAACAAACTTGGCTTGTACAGTGACAGGCAATGTAGTTGTTGAGTAATAGCTAGCAATCTGATAGCTTTGGTTGAGTGTTGCGCCAACAGCTGTAAGACCGTACCCTGCCAAAGTTGCTGCATTAGCAGCTGACGTGCCTGCACCAAAAGTTACTGTTGCCCATACACCTGCAGTAGTGCTATTGCTAGTAAGATACAGGTAATATGCAACGCCGGAAGTTGCTGACACAATCGTGCCACCGCCGTTGTCTTTAACAGTGAATGCAAGCGAGCCAATGTTACGAATCAGAATTGACTGGCCAGTTGAAACTTGCGTTGCAGGCGGTAGTGTCAGCGACAGGCCAGCATATGACGTAGTGGTGACATCTATAATGCTACTGGCAGGCGTAGTATCATTGCCGTTAATGGGCCAATCCAGCGTGGTGTTTGCTGTGAGGCTAAGCGACTCATAGCTAACGGCTGAAGGCTCAATCGTTTGCCCAGTAAATGGGTTGGTGTATGTTGTCATGATTATGAATCCGGAACAATAGCTTGCCGATCACCTATGCGCAATGCGTCTTCAACCTTCAATGCGGCCAAAGCTGCATCAAACATCTGCCCCCAAGTTGCAAGCCGCGCGTCATCTTTCAAAAACGGCGCCGTCTGTTTCAGTGTGCCAAAAAGCATAACATTAGGCGCATTCTGAGTTAGCCAGTTTGTCTGATTAGCAGATGACAGTGGCGCAAGTCGCGTATAGCAAAGTGTTTGAAACGCAAAGTTTGTTGACGGTGTAGGCGCAACAAACCAATTGTCGTAGTCGTAGTCTGCGTAATACAGTGGCGTGCCAGTGGCTGTAGCGTCAGGCCAATATTGGCTTAAGTACTCCAACTTGCGTAGCAAAATAGGTTGCTTTTCACCTGCAGCTGTAGTGAGTGTCATGGACACTGTTTTACGCCACCGTGCAGGTTTTTGAATCACAGGATTGCCGGATGTCATATTGCCATTGGCGACAATCATTTGCCCCAATGTCTTGATGTTCTCAGCAATCTCAAACTCAGCCAGTGCGATGGCTTGCGGTATGAACGCAATAACTGCAGCGTCTTTGCGCTCAAGATATTGCAAGACGCTACTACTGAGGCTGTCGTACGTTAAGACAAATGAAGGCGTTGTCATACTGTAGCCTTAGATAAATTATGCGCAAGTCCGCGTAGACATTGTATCAAGGATTGCATGGTATTTACGCTATCTTTGCGCCTTGTTGCAGTTGGGCAAGAGTCATTCCACCAGTGTATTGGAAGTGCGGGAACTCTTTGAACGTCTTCCAATCGCCAGCCCACTCTAATCCACAAGCCTTACCAATCTCACCTACTTGTTTCCACACGGCTTGGTCATCCCAGACCGCTTTCCCATTAACAAGAGGAACAACATCCAGAGCGCAGCGATAGTTGTGCCATGACTGCCCTGCCTTGGCCCTAGTCACTATGTTGCCGGGAGTGGTGCGGCCTTGCGCGTAGAGCGCATCTTGGCTCTCGCTGTCGCGGTAGGTAGAGGTCACCAGCAGGTCGATACCCTTGGCTTTGGCAGCTTCCACAAACGCCTGCGCCCGCTGTTTGGCGGGTGGCACTAGGTCATCAAGGCTGCGGCTGTTAATCATTTGGCGGCAACCCCGTTGATTTTCTCAGCGGTGCGCATACCAGACAACCCGAGCATTCCCAACATGAGCGGCATCATGGTTCCCATATCCATTGCGGGAAATTTCACGGGGTGACCGTAGAGCGCACTGCCCCATTCAGCCAACGGGCCAATAACGAATTGCACGGCAAAACCTGCGCCGCAAACCCAACCAATGCCGGGTCGCCAGCCAGACACAAAAATGCTGGGATTGGCAGCTTCGGCCTTGTTGATTTCTAGTTGCCCTGCAATGATAGATAGCTCGCCGCTCTGTTGCAGTTTAAACAGTTCCATTTTTGCAGCAGCAGCTTGCACGGGGTCAGGCCACAGCCTGTCCATGACTTTTCCACCAATGTCGAGAAGAGCGGATACAGGGTCAAGCGCCATTTTTTTCTCCTACTGTGATTTCATCCATGTGGCTACCAACTTTTAAGCCACTGAGCCACCCAATCAATCCGCCCACAATGGTCTGAAATGCAGGGCCAATGATTTCAAAAATTTTGGTGTTGTCCACTTCCTTGACAAACAGCCCATGTACAAGCGCCCCGATTAGGACAACGACTACAGAGCATAGGGTGGCGGTCACCATCATTGTGACCCAGTAAATCAGCTTATCTTTTGCGTCCATCACTTTGCCCTTTCATACAACTGCTCAATCCTTGAGCGTATTTTCATGCTATCGGCAGACCCCATTATCGTTGCCATGTTAGCGTAAATCAAGGTTAATTGCTCCTTGGTACACACTGGGCCGGACTCGTCTAGCCACTCCAAAATCTTGCCTGTGCGCTCCTTGGGGTCATGGCTGGAGTACGCAATGTTTACAAACTCGGATACGCTGCACTCACGCCTGACCGTTGCGCCGTACACCAACGACAGGGCAAGTGCAAGTACAAGCCAACGCATTCATTTGTCAGCCTTGCTGTCGAGCTTGTCAAAAATCTGCTTCAAAATGGTCTTTACCTCCGCAATGTCAGCCTTGTAGTCATCTTTGATGACGTACGCGGTTGGCATTGCGTTGACCTTGTCTTCCAGCTTTTGCATCTGGCGCGTCATGCTGTTCAAAACATATGCGGCCAGAAACCCAGCTGCAGTCACTACAAGATTAAAGAGCTGCTGGTTTTCCATCATCAATATCTTGCAATGCAGTGTCATTTGCCTGCGCATCGCTGGCTTCTTTTTGTATAGCTGCAATCAGCTGAAACGTTTCTTTATAGGGCTTATCACCCAGATACCCAAGAATGGCGTTGAGCAGTTGCGTAGATACAGCGATTTTTTCCATGGAAACTCCTTACATTAATTACATGCGATACATGACAAAGGTATTGGCAGCCGTCTTCCTAATTTTATAAGAAGCCGACGTGCCGGTTGGCACAGACAACGACCCAACATTGTTGAAGTTTGTGTTAGTTGCCATTGTAATGGTTCCTGATGCTGCATTGATAACAGTAAAGTCAAATGCAGAATCAACTGCCATACCGCCTGTTGCAGTATCCATTGCAGTTCCTGTAGGCATTGTCACAGTGTATGATGTGCCTGTGGTACTAAGAATCTGTGTCAACACTTCAGCGCCGGTAAGTGTTGCTGCAGCAGACTTAGTTGTAACGGTGGATTGCACGTAAAAGCCAACACCTGTGGCGTTGTACGTCATTTTGACGTTTCCAGAACCGTCACTCAATACAACGTAGTTATTGACGCCACCACTAAGCGGTAATCCAGAGCCTGTGTAACTTCCAAGAATGACTGTATAAGAACAAGACGCAGCGCTGCCTGAATTGACGCCAATGAACGTACTACTTGCAGAAGAAGAAGTGCCGCTGCCTGCGCCGTACCCAACAACTGTATTGTAGTTGCCTGTGAGATTAAGACCTGCTTGTGGACCAACTGCAGTGTTATAGCCGCCTGTGCCCGTAGTATTTGCAAGTGCTTGATAGCCAAACGCGGTATTGCCTTGTCCTGTGGCAACCGCAGCAAGCGCGCCATCGCCTACGACTGTTGAATACGCATTATTTGAGTACCCTAAGCCTACAGTTAAGCCATTTATTCTTGCATCAGCGCCAGTTACATTCAGCAACTCATTGTATACAGGCGTGCCGGTGTTGTTGATCATTAAGGCGCCACCGGAAGTGAGGCGCATCCGTTCGGTAACATCGGTAGAACTGTTGTTTGTGTAAAAAGCCAAAGCACCTGCAATATTTGTGTCAGATGTGTATGTTTGAACCAACCCATCAATTCTGCCGATGTTTCTAAAATTTGTTCCACCATATGCCTGAAAAAATACGCCTCCAGCAATATCTGATGTAGCCACAGTAGTTGGGGCAGCTAATGTTCCTCTTGCTTTTCTTGCAACTATTTCCGACGGGTTAGTATCTGTTGTATAACGTGTTGCTCTCAATACTGCACTACTATCTCCATCAACAGAAACAACTGCCGCGGTTGCTTTGTAGACATTCAGTGCTGTTGTTGGCGAAACCGTACCAATCCCCACGTTACCACTAGCGCTTTTGTAAAACTGCCCGCTGCCAAGATTGACAACACCTGTACCGCCTGTAAGCGTGGTGTTATAGGACAGTGCCGTAAATGACCCAGCAGCAGCAGCCGTACCACCTATGGCTGGGGGCGAAGCAAGATAGGTACTGAAACCTGTGCCACTAACTGTGCTAGATGCGCTCAGGGTGGTAAACGCGCCAGCAGCCGCTGCTGTCCCACCAATAGCAGGAGGCGAAGCTAAGTAGGTGCTAAAACCGGTGCCGCTAACTGTACTAGATGCGCTCAGGGTGGTAAATGACCCAGCAGCAGGTGCTGTGCTGCCAATTGCCGGTGGACTTGCCAAGTACGTGCTGAAGCCGGTGCCACTAACTGTGCTAGACGCCGATAAAGTTGTTGCAGCAACAGGGCCTGCAAAGCTAGAAGTCAGCACAGTGCCATTGAACGTCATATTGGCAGAACCTGCCAATACGCCTGACAAGTTATATTGCACTTGCGTTGTGGAGCCCGCAGCAACTGTTGATGCGGAAGATGCAAGCAAAGTTACCACATTGCTGCTGTTTTTATAATACAGTTTGCCATCATTAGTGTTCAACGCAAGCTCACCTGCTGTCAAGTTTGCCGCTAAAGGCACGGCAGACGCTGTGGCGCTGTAATACAGCGAGATAGGTGTGAAGCCAGATGCAGCCATTAGAGTGTGCCTTTATAGATGCAGTACATTATGACCAGTTGCCGATGCTGATATTGGTTGTACCATTTGTTGCGCTTACAGCATAAATTTTGAAATATGAGCCTACGCCAACAACGGCTGCAGCAGCAACGCCTAATGAAACTTGCGGGATGATTGTGCCTGTTGCAGTTACAGTAATTTGGCCTTTGATGAATGCAAACCCAACCGTGTTGACAGACGCAGTTGCCAATGTTGTGTTTGCAGCAATATTGTAAGTTGCCTGCGTTGCGGTTGCTGTAGCAAGTGTTGCAGTGCCTTTTTGCGCCTCAGCCCACCAGCGCTGAGTAAACGTTGCTGTACCACCTAATGCAAATCCAAATGAGCCTGACGTTGCGCTCATTGCAGACAAGCTGTAGAAGCATTCAAACAAATACGTGCCAACAGGCAATGTTACAGCGCCATTGGTTGTAGCATTAAACAGCTTTTGCGCTGCAATTTGGGAAGTTAGCGTGTATGCAGTATTTAAGGCAACAACTTGCTCAGATACAACTGCAGTTCTTGTAGAATCAGCAATGTCAGCGTAAAACACAGTACTGACAAACTCAACAGCGCCAACCTCAGCTGTTGCAAGTAAGCTTGTTTGCGCTAACTTTAAAGCGGCGTTGTTAGCAGCGCCTGTACCAAACGCAGATAAACCAGCATTTGGCGCACCGCCTATGCCTACACGTGACCCAAAAAACGAATCGCCTGTAGCCACATAGAACGCGTACGGCGTTGTAAGCGTTATATTGGTGCCTGCGATTAAGGGCCCAGCAATGTACAGTGACGCAGTATCAGTATATGTAACTGACGTATTGGACGCAGCAAGAGTTGCACGACCAATTGCTACACTTGCGCCACCAGAAACAAAACCGCTTGCAGCCGTTGCGGTGTCACTATAAGTAGCAGTGCCTGTGTACAGCCGCAATGGCTCAGTGTAGCTACGTGCTGTGCCTGACGTATTAGCAAGCCCAATATTTAGCCATCCTACAGCTTCAACAGCAATGTTTTGTATGTTGTTTGAACCGAAAATTAAACGAGATGTTGAAGACGTCGGGATGTTTGCAGCTATAAATGACGCAAGACTGGTATTGTTAGTGCCTGAGCCAAAACGAACGTAAATGGTTTGCGCGCCTGTATCTGGCGTAGTTATATCAAGCGGGTACGCCGTGGTACCACCACTAGTTGCGCTTAAACGGGTGCCATTACCCGCCGATGTACCGCTTAATACGTGAAATTTTGAAGAAGGCGTGACGCCTATGCCTACGTTACCGCTCGTGTCTTTAATAATCTGGTTTGTGCCAATTGCCCAAGCGGCTGTACCACCCGTCAAAGCACCGGTGAATCCAAGCGTTGTAAATGATCCTGCGTTTGCAGTTGTAGCACCTACAGTGCCATTGATGTTGATTGACGCAGTCCCGGTCAAGTTGGTAACAGTGCCGCTGCTTGGGGTTCCCAAAACGCCGCCGTTGACCACAAAGGAGCCAGCAGTGCCAACCGCAACGCCCAAGGCTGTCGCTACGTTTGTGCCAAAGCCCGTGATGGAGCCAACCGCCGGGGTAATCGTGGTGTTTCCAGCCAGCGTCAGTTGGCCTTGTGCGTTGACCGTAAACGTACCCGTCTGGGTGGCCGAGCCATACGCGCCAGCGGTCACAGCGGTGTTGGTGATGCTGAAAGTCGTCCCGGTAAGCGTCAGCCCAGTTCCAGCCGAATAGGTTCCTACGCCAGAGAATTGCACCCAAGTAATGGCCGTTACGCCTATCGTGCCACCCGCGTTGGATGTGCAGACCCAGCCGGTGTCGGCGTACGTTGTTCCGGTCTCAACAAATGTGAACGCACCGGGTACTTCTGCCCAAATGTCCATATCCGTTGCGCGAGTCCAAGAGCCTGTGGCAACAACGTAAATGCCGTTATCTGCTTGCGCAGTTTGATTTTTAACCAAGCAGCGGTCACCCGCAGTAAGGGCTACGCCATCTATGGTCTGCGCCCCAGAAAGTGTAATGTTGGCTGTTGTGGCCGCTACGCATGATGCTTTGGGGTCAAGACCCTGCGCTACCGCGTCCACATACTGCTTGGTAGCCAGTTGCAACGCAGAGGTAGGGTCTTGGGTAACGGCTACCGATGTCAGTCCGCCCAAAGTTAGGCTGGTAGCACCAAGACTAATTGACGTTGTACCAATGGTCAGTGAACTGTTAGCCAATTGAGCGTTGCTAATTGTTCCTGACAACGCTGACGTTGGAATATTACTAAACGTGTTATTCGCGCCTGACATTGTTTTGTTGGTCAGTGTTAGCGTGTTATTTAGCGTTGCAGTAACAGTCGTGTCAACAGAAATTGTGCCTGTTGACGTAATAGGGCCGCCAGTTAAGCCATAGCCGGTACCAACAATCGTAACGCCAGGCGTGCCTGAGCTTTGCGCCAATGTCGACCACGCACCATTAAGATACGCCTCAAGCGCCCCAAGATCGCTATTGTAGCGAAGCATACCGTTAACTGGGCTAGCAGGCTTTTGTAACTCAGTACCTTTAGGCACAGTAACACTACCTACGCCTGGCAGTACTGGGTTGGTGGCAATAGCAATAACTGGGTCAGCTGCAATGCCATCTCCGTTAGTGACGGTAATCTGGTTTGTAGTGCCTTGGAATATGCGTGGGGGGTTGATGTTGCCACCCGTCGTAGATATAAAGCCAGTGCCACTAGTTGACGCAAGTGATGCCAGTATGCCTGTAGTGGCTATAGTAGGGTTACCACCCACTCCATCGCCATCCGTGACGCTCAGACCACCGCTTGCACTGATAGTTCGTGCCGCAAGGGTCGTAGAGTTGGTTTTTGCAAGCATGCCATTGCCAACTGTTGATAAACTTGCAGGCACACCTGTCAAATTGATTGTCAGTGTGCTTTGTGCGCCACCATCAGCTATGCTAAGTCCTGCGCCAACTGAAAGGTAGCGGCTATTTGCCAGTGATGGCTGATTTGTAGTCGTGAGAAACGTTTGCGTGAGTGAAGGGCTAGATTGAATAGCGCCGACAGTTGTTTGCACAGTTTGCCCATTTTGGACAACCGGCACCAGCTCGGAACCTGTTAAAGCAACAGGCGCCGTTGGTAGTTGGGATATGCGCACATTGGACATTATGGGCTCAAATTATCAAGGTTGCCATTGAGATCATCCTGAGAGGTTTCAGGCGCGATACCATACTCACCTGCAGTTGTGCCGGTGACCGTTTGATCTGGCGAAGTGACCACGTTCGGGTCAGTTGTAAGAGCCTGATTATCTGGGTCAAGCGGTGCATCTGGGCGTGGGAAACGAATAGCAATTTTCTCAGGCTGGCGTGCAGGTAAGCGGTAAGGGTCGCGTTCATCATTGCAACCATTATTACAAACTCTAAGACCCGGGATATTACGATCCATCGAGATGTCAGCGTATGCACGCTTCATCTTGCATCTATCGCAAATAGCAATAGATAGTACAGTATTTCCACGTGTGTCAAGCCAAACGCTCATCGTGTGTACGGGCTGATGTTAGGGGCAAAATAGATTGGCGACTTGTCACGCTCTTCTTGCTCAGCTTGGAACCAGTATTTTTCGCCTTGCGCTTCACAATACGCCACACGCTCAGCAGATACTCCGGGGAGCTCCATGGCCATCTGATGCGCAAGCATATTCTGGATGGCCAGATACCATCGCTGGGGAATTTGAATGGACCCTGAGAGGGAACCTACATCCTGCACGTAATATGAACACCAAGCCACAACTTGAGGCGAGTAGATGGCAGGCGCAGGCCAAAGGTACATCGATGGCTGTGGGATTGTGCGATCAAACCAGTATTGCAGCGGATAGTTGTTGGTGAAGTTCTTGTTAGGCAAGTTCGTGTAGTCATCACGATTCATCCTTGCCATAGGAATCTCAGTGGCATTTGAGCCAAACACAACTTGATAAACGCCCATGTTGGCGCCGGCTGATTGCAAGATTCGCCAGTACGGAGCAGTTGCTGATGGGTCCAAGTCGTAGTAAATCCAAGTGCCTGCAACCCAAGTTGCGGCGCCGGGGCTATACGCCGTGGTCCAGTTGGTGTTGTCTTGTGAGTACTGGATGGTCAGCGTTACTGAGCCTGATATGGCAGGCAGTATGCCTACAGTGCCAATGTAGACACCGCCACCTGCGCCGTTGCTGATGCCAATGTAGCCGGTGTTAGTTGTCAGCTGGCAAATGTTGGTGTATTGCCCATCAAAAGCGTAGCTAGCGTTGCCTGAAGAGCTGTATCCGCCTGTCGTATTTTGCGTGACGGTGCGATAGTTTGCATTGAGAACGTCATTGACGCCAACAGGCAACGTGTAAATGTAGTGATCAGGCACTAAGCCATAAACCACTTTATTGATGCACCAGTACTGAATTCCACGATTGACCAGATTGGAAAGCAAGTAGTACAGACTTTGCCTTGCAGCCTGCACTTGCTCAACAGTAAGCTCCTCAGCAAGCTTTCCAGCGCGCCGTGCCCCACTGTCAATCAGATTCTGGACAGTGATAACAGTTTCGCCAACAGTGCCACTTGTTGCCATATGTTACCAATTTGCATTTTTCTTAGGGACATGCGTAGACATAGTGCTTTTAAGCTTTTTAGATACAGACTTAGACGTAGACTTAGATGTAGCCACAGCTTTAGCAGCTAACCTAGCAGCTGCGTTAGACATAGGTTTTGCTGCGGGCTTAGACTGCGCCTTTTTAACAGCACCGCCTTTTTTGAATTTTGGGATT